ATATATTTGAAATCACTGGGAGTTAATCTGCCCTTATGGAATGGGTTTGGAGGACTACCATAGTAGTGCATGCCAATCCAATCGATTTGGTTAAGATGCAGATAAAACTCACCTCCACCAAAATGTTTCATAATGGGGAGACTATAAATGAGGTCGCCAAAGGCTCCGGAATGTTTAAATTTATTCATATTCTTATTATATGCTAGGTTAACTATATTTACAACACACTAAATGCACAAATACATTTTTAGGTAAATATTATTCTATGCCAAATACAATCGCCAGTGCAGACAGTTTTAATACTTTACAAAACTCCATAAGTTCGTTATATGGAAATACCTATGATGCCGCCGGCCAAGCCGTTAGTACCGCAGTAACATCGGGTCAACTGATCAGAGCCAGCGATTGGAATAGATTACTAGCAGATACTAATCGAGCAGATGTACACCAAAGTAATCAAACTACATCAATCAGTCCTGCAACTATTGGTTCTGCTGTGTCTACATCGATGTATACTATTTTGACAACAGAAATAGGTAATAGAATAACTTATTATCTTAATGCACATCCTAGTCAAATAGCAACTGTAAACACACCGATATCATTTACTACTAGCACTACTACAACCTATACAGTTGATTTTAACTGGTCTTCAAACGCATTAGCGAATGGATTCTTTAATCTAGGTGGCTCACTGACAACGGATTTAGTTACAGGATTATCATTTTCAGCAACTAACTACAATCCTACTATATCTCATACTGTGGGTCCTATAACAGGCCCAACAACTGATAACCTAGGGCATCAATCTGTGTCCATCACTGGCTATGGCAGCGGATTTGCTATTACCACAACGGTTACTCCTAATACCCCCGGAGTGAATACTACTATATCTGGTAATGCAATTTACAAGACCAGTATAAGTCCTAACAATGCAGGTATATTTGCCGTTGCACCTAGTTTAGGTGTAGGACTAACTGTTTCTTCAGTGGTCTTACAAACACTTACAGGAAATACAGCCAATACCGCAGTATTAACACTGACTAACAACGGTAATAGTAACATAACTATTAGCAGTATAAACTATATTAATGATCCTACAAAATCGTATAATATAACATTTACATCTTCATTAGGTACTGCAACATTGGCTCCAAATGCCAGTACTACACTAACATTGACTTGGCAAAATAATAACCTAGGGGCAAGCGGCGGCCTATATAATAACATTATAGACATTGTAACGAACATAGGTACAATACAAGTGGTCAATCCGGTACAGGCTAACTTTGGTATTGGATTCTTTGTCGGCGGCACTCCGATTACTAGCCTTTCTGAACTTATTACTACTTCACAAAACATCAATCTTGCAGTAGGTCTCTACGGAGGAGTTGTTAATCCTAACTACTACATCGATGCATCGTGGTCTAATCTGGGTTCATTGAGTCTTGGTACTTCTTTCCCTTACTATTCTACTAACTATGCTGCTAATCCGCTTGTAATGGTTATAAACATAGATACTTCACAAAGCGGAAATGGTACCTATACTCCTACATTAACACTTACTGTAAACTATCTAGATCCGGATGCTACACAGATTGCGGTAGGATCTTTACCTTGTACCTTTAATGTAAACGTACCTGTCGATCATAACATAGGCAGTTGGATAAGTGCAGAAAATAACTACAACGGATTGATAGCATTTAGTTATGATATGATAAACGGTCAAACATATTTGACCTACGGGTTTGGTTGGGGCGGCGGCGGCACTAACCAGGTCTACCAATATGATCAAAACGTATTACAATCCCTAACACCTGTAACACAGTTAAGATCTCCTAATCTAAACGAACAGTGGAGTTTATATTATGCTGGTCCTGGGGGTGGTCCGGGCGCTGGCAACTGGTCTACATTCTTAAAAACCTACGGTGTTTGGTTTTCGGATGTAAGACTTACCGGTACATATAGTCAATACTATAGTCCCTTTGTTGTTAGAAATGCTGATACCTTTACTTGGGAGTTTTCTTGTGATAACATAGGATCATTCAGTTTAGATAGAACGGTAATAGCTACTCAAACTGATAGTAACGGATGGAACACTTCGTTAACTGGAACTATTTCTTTATCAGCCGGAATACACAGTCCGAGTTGGACAGTGACAAATCAAGCTGGTCCAGGTGCCGCAGCTATAAAAATAACTGATAGTCAAGGAAACATTGTTTGGAGTACTTTGTATGCTCTAAATCACACTTGGGCAGAGATAGGTAGAGTCAAAGTTACCGGAGCTCAACCTAATCTCGATATACCTGTACCGCCCAGTTTATCCTATCCTATTGCTGCTGGACAAAGCTATTCAAACTATTTCAGCGGACAATATATAGCACATTTTTCTTCAGATGGTTACGGCAACTTAACAGTGGGCGTGAACCCTTCATTGTCTACTACTAGTGGAGATAATATTGTTGATACCACTTTGACTTCTGTGCAGTATTTGATGTATTACTATTCCAATGATCCAAATAGAATTACACAAATCGGCCCATCCGGACCTACTACTCAATATTTTATTGGATTTGACGCTTCGGGTAATCCTACTACAATCACTGCTACCCCACCTAACTGATAATCTATAACTTGACTTTCTATTTTATGCTAGTATAATTACTAGTATATGGCAGACATTTACAGAGTAGATCCCGAACTGGTTAAAAAGATAAAATGGCAAGGCGACCCTGTTGCCTATGACCTTGAGCTACAACAACTATGCGATGAAGAGCGTTTTCTAGTTATCAACCCTTGGCTAGTAGATCCGGATCTACATCACTATATTCATAATGTTCCTGCATCTGACAAATGTATAGTTTGGGGCATGGACGGAGAGTGGATTGCCAAATGTTTTAATAGCTATTGGAAACCCAGTGATGGCTATGAAGAAATCATATTGGAAAAGCCCAAGCTGATTTGGCGTAAGAATCCAGATCTAGATCGCATGATGACTTTTGTCGATGATCCAGTAAACACCTACGATCCTGGTACATGGCACAGGCAACGAGAACTAGTTTGGTATATGGATACTAGGTTCAATCCACTAGAAGATCGTGTATGGGTGTACAAATGCATACCTTCCGGTATAGCAGTTAAAGGCACACATGTAATGGAGGATCTAACCCCAAATGTCAAAGTGTCATTTAACCCAGACCTTCCAGACTTCAATCTAAACATAGATGAACTATGCCCTCCCTATTGGGATTTGGCCTATGAATGTGTTTACAATCTAGATCCAGAATATAATACAGACGGGGATGTTTGGGCCGTAAAGTTTACTCCCGAATATAGAAAGCCCATGCCTGCCAAAGTTGTGGGTACGGTGAGTCCTGAACTCATAATCGAATACAATCCTAAACTTCCAAAGTTAGACTATGATGTTAGTTATTCTGTGTCGTGGGATAACTTAAATTACGAACATGTTTGGATGTTAGACAACAAACATAAAAAGACTGAAGAAAAAGAGATTTGGGCATTTAAGATAAAAGCATCAGCCAAAACCAAACAACGGATTATTGTTGACTATGTTAGTCCCATAATGACCTACGAACTACATCCTGATCTAGAAGGAATGCAGTTTGAAGGCATAGAAGAACATGTAGCACATCATAAAGAGTTTGAATATAGGCATTGTTGGAAACTGGATACAGTTACTAGTACAGGCTATGACATAGTTGCTGTTACTGGCTCCTATGTGGATAAACCCAAAGGCGACAAGTATGTGGGCACAGTATTTCCCGCAGTCAACATTCAAAAGAATCCCAAGTTGCCTAGATTGGAAATGGAAGTTGACTACAACATTCCTTATCACGACAAAGACTTCAAGCATGTTTGGTATCTTGATCCAGAATGGAATCAAGACAATGTATGGGCATTGACCATGAGTCTAGTTGATAATCCCGCAGGTACAAAGGAAATGGGTATTGTTACTCCATTGTTTGAACCACTCGATGTGGTGTTTATCAGTTACAACGAAGACAATGCAGAAGAAAACTGGCAAAGAGTTTTAGAGTTTGCTCCATATGCACAACGAGTAGATGGAGTCAAAGGTATCATGGCTGCACATAAAGCCGCCGCCGAACTATGTGAAACAGACATGTTCTTTGTAGTAGACGGTGATGCATATTTGGAAGACGATTGGTCGTTTAACTTCCAGCCAGGCATCTTTGATAGAGACTGTGCTTATATTTGGCACAGTCGTAATCCTATCAATGGTTTGACTTATGGCAATGGCGGTGTTAAACTATTACCACGTGCTTATGTATTACATCGTAAAACTTGGACTACATTAGACTTTTCTACTACTGTGACTAAAAAACTCAAAGTCATAGAAGAAGTTAGTAACACAACCCGTTTTAATACCAGTGAGTATGCTACTTGGCGCAGTGCCTTTAGAGAATGTGTTAAGTTATGCTATAACATGGTCTATGATTCAGATAACTCTGAACATGAAGAAAGATACAATGATTGGCTTACAAAAGGTTCAAATAAACCATTTGGTGAGTATGCACAGCTAGGTGCTCAACATGCTAGAGAGTTTATAGATAATGCTCGTCCTGATCAACTAAAGAATATCAATGACGAAGAATGGTTATTAAAGGAATATAATGTCAGATTCGGACGAGAAGAAAGTTAGAAAACTCATACCCATTATGAACAAAGTTAGTCCAACATTTTGTTTGGCTAAATGGCATCATACTACCTTGTACCTACAAACAGGTGAAACACACAGTTGTTATCACCCGCCTCCACACAAGATAAACAAAGAAGAGATTAGACGTAATCCCAGCGCCCTGCACAATACTCCTATTAAAAAGTTAGAGCGTAGGGATATGTTATTGGGCGTACAAACCAAAGGTTGCCAATACTGCTGGAATATTGAAAATATGGGCGAAGGTTACATCAGTGACCGCCACATTAGAACAACATCCATCTATACTCCTTCTCGGTGGGAAGAAGCAACTACAGGTTCATACAATAAGAACATCAACCCAGAATATATTGAAGTATCGTTCGGTAATGAATGTAACTTCAAATGCGGCTATTGCCACCCCAAAGCCAGCAGTCGTTTCTACAACGAGATTAAACAGCACGGTCCTGTAGAAACAGTGAGCAATCATCGTTGTGATATCGATTACCTAAAGATCTACGAGCGTGAAGAAAGTAATCCATTTGTGGATGCTTGGTGGCGTTGGTGGCCTGAAATGAGTAAGACACTGAACATTCTACGAGTTACTGGTGGGGAACCATTGATGCATACCAGTACTTGGAAACTGTTTGATAGCCTGAAAAATGACCCCATGCCTCAATTAGAATTAAATATCAATAGCAATATTGGTGTCAAACCAGCATTGGTAGATAAGATGATTGATAGTGTAAACTATGTTACAGACAACAAAGGAATCCGTAGATTTAAGTTGTTTACTAGCATTGATACATGGGGCCCACGAGCAGAATATATTCGAACAGGATTAGATTTGTCCATTTGGGAACGCAACCTCGATGCGTACCTAATAGGTACTGGACAGCCGATCAGTTTTATGATTACGTTTAATATCTTGTGTGTGACAACATTCAAGAGCCTATTGGAAAAGATCTTAGAATGGCGTGCCAAGTATAATCAGTACAATAGAACTGATCAACCGCAAATGGTTAGATTTGATACACCCTATCTCAAAGAACCATTGCAGTATGATATGAATATATTGCCCAAGACAGAGTTTTTGCCTTACATGCACGAGTCGTTAAAGTTTATGAAAGACAACACAGACGAAAACGATTTGGCAAAGTTTACAACTTTTGAATATGAAAAGTTTAGACGTGTCGTTGATTATATGGAATCAACAACATATGATGATGCTCGCGTCGCAGAAGGTCGCAAGGATTTTTATAACTGGTTTAATGCGTTAGATGAACGCAGGGACACAAACTTTTTGGAAACGTTCCCCGAGATGACAGATTTTTATAATGAATGTAGTGAATATGAATAAAGTAATACCGATTAACAAAGATTATCTAATGGAGGACAGTAAGACATTTTGTATGCTTCCTTGGATGCATCTTTTTGTAAGTCCCGGCGGTGAAGTGTTTCCATGCTGTACCACTGATAGATCTTTACAGTTAGGGAATGTTAGAGAAAACTCCCTAAAGGAAATCTTTAACAGTGATGCTGCTAAGAAGCTGAGATTAGATATGTTAAATGATGTTCCTTCGGACTGCTGTAAAATGTGTTACGACCGTGAAAAAATCAGTCCTCACACTTACAGAACATTTGGCAAAGATCATTTTGGAAAACGGTTTGATGAGTTAGTACCTAATACCAATGAAGATGGATCTTTGGATGAGTTTAAACTACATCTTATTGATATTAGATTCAGTAATATCTGTAACTTTGCTTGCAGAACTTGTGGTGCTGACTTTAGTAGTAAATGGGCCGCTGAACAAAAGAAACTGGGCCTGGAAGACTGGGTCACTATCCATGCAGACAATCATAAAGGCACACTGATTGAAGAAGTAAAAACACATTTAGATCACGCAGACATTCTTTACTTTGCTGGTGGCGAACCATTGATCATGGACGAACATTACATTATCCTTGAAGAAATGATTCGTCGGGGTCGAACAGATGTAATGTTGCGTTATAACACAAATGGTAGTACTATTAACTATAAGAATAAAGACTTATTAGATCTTTGGAAGAACTTTAAAAAGATTGAGCTACAGGTAAGCGTTGACCATTACGGAGAACGTGCTGAATACATTAGACATGGAACCGAATGGGGCGTAGTTGAAAGTAACTTGATTAACTTTAGAAAACTAGATAATGTAAAGTTAGGAGTAGCCACAGTATTGAGTGTGTTTAACTATCTAACAATAACTGATTTCTATAGTTATATGTTAGATAAAGATTTGATTAGACAAGAGGATTATCAAACTTATTTGTCTATGACTACACATCCGCCATATTATACTGCTACTGCATTGCCTAGACATTTAAAAGATATTGGAACAGAAAAGATAATGAAATATGCTCCAACCTTGCAAAATGGACATATTGTAAAACAATACTTAGATTTGGCTATTCCTTTTGTTAACAGTGAAGATAACTGGAAAACGGCTAGAAAAGAATTCATACATCATACTAAAGAGCGTGACAGAGTACGAGGGGAATCATTTGTTAGAACATTCCCAGAACTATACCCATTGATGGAACCAAAGTGAAAAAACAAAAAACTGTAACTGTAAATAAAGACTTTCTTTTAAATGAAAGCAAGACATTTTGTATGTCTCCCTGGATTCACCTATACACATCTCCAGTAGGAGAAGCAGCAGCCTGTTGTATTGCTAGGGATGTTGTGGGGAATACAACAGAACAAACTATTGAGTCTATCATCAATGGTGATAAGATGAAACAACTACGTTTGGATATGCTGAACGAACGTTTTAATCCCGCATGTGCTGGTTGTCATGAACATCAGGCGCAGGGTATTAGTTCTAGTAAAGATCAGTTTGCTAAACGATTTAAACATCACTTTGATGAAGCTATGGCTAATACGCTAGAAGATGGCACTCTTGCTGACTTTAAAATGCGATATTTTGATGTGCGTTTTAATAACGTATGTAACTTTAAATGTAGAACTTGTAATGCGGCATTTAGTACATTATGGGAACAGGAAGATATCAAACGTAAAGTACCTTGGGCTACTATTCACCCTAAGAACAATACTCCTCAACTATTGGAAGAAGTCATTGAACATATTCCACATATGGAGTATGCGTATTTTGCTGGTGGTGAACCGTTGATTACCGAAGAACATTATATTGTTCTAGAAGAAATGATTAAACAAGGTCGTACAGATATTAATCTTGTATACAACTCAAATGTCAGTAACTTGAAGTTTAAGAACAAGGATATTATTGAGTTATGGAGTCATTTTACCAAACCTATTTCTCTAGAAGCCAGTATTGATCATCACGGTGAACGTGCTGAGTATATTAGACATGGCACTGATTGGGGACAGGTAGAAAAGAACCTTATCAAACTCAGCTCAATGGATAATGTTAGATTTGGTCTAAATACTGTATGTAGTGTGTTTAACTATCATACTATGTTAGAATTCTATCATTACTTGATTGAAAAGAAAATCTATACCTCTTGGAGTTACACAACATTTGGTATCTATAATATGACATCACCGACACATTTTACATCTCAAGTAATGCCAGCTAAACTTAAACGTGAAGCTACATTTAAGATTAAATCGTTGGTAAAGTTTATGCAAAGCAAGGGATTCCTCGATTATAAACTGCCTGTGGTAGAATCTACTATGGCTTGGGCAAATGCTCAACATACCTGGGCAGATAATAAAGCCAAGTTCCAAGAAGAGATTGCAGTATTAGACAAAGTCCGCGGCGAAGACTTTACCAAAGTATTTCCCGAACTTGCTTCAATGATGGATTAATATGGTAACAAAAGCACATGTAACTAAACTGATCAAAGAAGGCAAGAACTTTTGTGTTCTACCTTGGATACACTTCCATTCGTTCCCTAATGGGGATGTTATGCCCTGCTGTATGGCAGATAGCTCTAAGCCAGTGTCTAAGATTAAATCAGAAGAATCTATTATTCAAATGATGAATAGTGACGAGTACAAAAAGATGCGTGTGGCTATGTTAAAAGATCAGCCGCTTGAAACTTGTTTCCGTTGCACCAGCGTAGAACAACTAGGTGCTTGGACTATGCGTAATAGTCATAATACCCGTAGGGGACTTGACTATGTTGATCTTATTAGTAAGACTAAGAAAGACGGCAGCATTGACGAGTTTAAAATGAAGTATATGGACATTCGTTTTAGTAACCTATGTAACATGAAATGTCGTACATGTGGACCTGCTTGTAGTAGTCAATGGGCAGAAGAATACGCTAAGACTAAAGGGCATGATAAGTTAGAAAAATACTTTGGATTAAAATCATTTGTTGTTAATACCAACGAAGACCAAGTGTTTATGACTAAACTAAAACCCTATCTCGATCACGTTGAAGAAGTTTACTTTGCAGGTGGAGAAGCTATTATTACACCCGAGCATTATGAATGTTTAGATTATTGGATTGAAAAAGGTCTGACCCATAAGGTTGAACTAACATATACTACTAACTTTAGTGTATTGAAATACAAAGATAGAAACTTGATTGAGTTGTGGAAGAAGTTTCCCAACATCAAGATTTGGGCAAGTCTCGATGCCAGTGGCGATGTTGCTGAACTTGTACGCAAAGGTACCAAATGGGATACCATTGTTAAGAACATGAAAAAACTAAAGAAAGAAGTTCCACATGCAGAGTTCCAGATTAGTCCTACGATCAGTACATGGAATGTTTGGTCCTTCCCTGAGTTCTTTGATTATCTATATGACAATGAGTTGATTAGTAAAAAAGTTGATCCTAGATTTAACTTGCTTACACATCCTTGGTGGGCCAATATCTTTATATTGCCAGACCATATTAAAGAAAAGTTAATCAAAACGTATGAAATGCATGTTAGGAAGTATGAACACTTGCCCGGCATTGCAAATGGGTTTAAACTTATACAACAGAACTTAAAAGCAGGCAGTCATAGATACGGTGATCATGTCAGTCATGAGGACAAAGGCGGTATATTAGAATTCATTTTCCATAATAATGAAATGGATGTTAATAGAAAAGAAAAGTTATTGGACGTTGTTCCAGAATTAAAAGAGGTCTATCAATGGGCAAAGAAATAATCGAGATTGTAGGGAAACAAAAATACCTTGCAGTCACTTGGCAAGTTAACAACTACTGTAACTTTAAATGTAGTTATTGTAATCCAGGCAACTGGAGTGGTACTGAAACCAATAATGGTAACTTGACCAAGTACCTAACTAACCTTGAAACTATTATTAATCGTTACAAGGAAGAAGGTTATGAACACTTTAAGTTCTTCTTTAGTGGAGGAGAACCTACAGCATGGCGTAACTTTATTCCTGTATGCGAATGGTTGAAGCGTGAACTGCCTAACTGTACATTAGCAGTAAACACTAATCTAAGTCGCCCATTGGCTTGGTGGAAGAAACATTATCATTTGTTTGATGATATTGTTGCTAGTTATCATGTGGAGTTTAGTAACAAAGAAGAATACGAAAAGAATAGTATCTTCTTATGTGACAAGGTAAACTATCTTGCCACAAAGATGTTGATGCATGATGAACGCTTTTGGGAAGTTGTTGAATACGGCGAACACTTGAAAAAAGTTATGCCTAACTACTTTATTGAATGGACTCCGTTGTTTGATGAGATGACAATCTATGCTAGTCCTTGGAAGTATCGTAGCAAGAAAAAAGTAGATTTCTTAAAAACACATTCGGTGGATATGAAGTTTACACTACCTAAACCCACTACTCCGGATAACTGTGTAAGTTATTCTATTCATGAGGATGGAGAAGAGTTGTATACTAATAGCAATGATGTTATTATTAATAGACAGAACTTTTTCAAAGGCTGGCGCTGTAATGTAGGCGATAGCTTGTTTATCAATCCTATGGGAGATATTGGACTAGCTAGTTGTGGTGAAGGCGGTTATGGCGGTAATATTCTAAGAGATATTGCTGAGATTGGTCCTAAAGTGATTACCTGCGAAAAAGAACACTGCCATTGCGGTACAGATATTATTATTCCCAAACATAACCCCGATCGCAAAGTTATTCCTGTTATACCAGTTGTTGCCGAAGAACCTGTTAAACCTAAAAAAACTAGAACTAAAAAGAAGGTAGATTAATTGATTGATTTCAATTTAACACAGTTAGCAAGAAAAGATATTGGTCCGCGAGAACAGCCTCCTGAGGATCTCGCAGATGCACGACATCGTGCCATGATGGATGCTATTGCACCTTATGCTAAAAAAACAGAGCAAAAAAACGTTACTCCTGTTTATATCGATTACAAAACACGCAAAACAAAACTAGCATTGGTAATGTGTCCCGAGTGGGCACCTGACATGCCTCCGTTTAATCTAGCTCGACTTAGTGGTGTTGCCAAAAGTGCAGGCTACGAAACAGTTATTAAAGATTTGAATATTCGTGCTTATAATGAATATCAAAAAATCTGGCGCCCTAGAAAATTAATACCATTTCCGTTGTGGGATCCTAGTGCTATCTGGCATTGGACTGGCAGTACATATTATGAACACATTCATCCTGTGCTTGAACCGTTGTTAATGAAAGCCTGTGATGAGCTTGAAGAATATGGTGCTGACATTATAGGATTTAGTGTATACAATATCAATGAGCTTCCTACTAAATGGATGTGTAAGGAACTCAAACGCCGTAATCCTAACATTAGAATCGCTATCGGTGGTAGTAATGTACAAAAGGGCTGGTTCGAGATTGAGGATTACTTTGACTATGTTGTCAACGGAGAGGGTGAGCAAGTACTGTTAGAGATTTTAGATGAAGTAGAAAACGGTGTTGTTCTCAAAGGACCAAAGTATGTAACACAGCCTGAAGATCAACGTATCAATATCAATGGCTTACCTATGCCTGATTATGAAAGTATTGACTTCAATCAGTATAAGTTGCCTAACGGTGTTAACAGTGAGATTAGTCGTGGCTGTACTGCTAAATGTACATTCTGTGAAGAAACACACTTTTGGAAGTATCGTCAGCGTCAGGCTGTGGACCTTATCACCGAAGTAGAATGGCTGTACTACAACAAAGGCACAGACATTATTTGGTTCATTGACAGTTTAGTTAATGGTAACCTAAAAGAACTACGTGCGTTCTGTAAGGCTGTTGTGGCCAAAGACTTAAAGATTCATTGGACTGGTTATGCTCGTTGCGACGGCCGCATGGATCTTGAATACTTCAAAGACCTTAAAGCAGGTGGTTGTATCATTCTGAACTATGGTATCGAAAGTGGTAGTCAGAAAGTATTAGATGACATGGACAAAGGTGTTACTATTGCTGAAATGGAACAGAACTTCCGTGACGGCAAAGAAGTAGGAATCTATGCTGCCACTAACTGGATCATGGGTTTCCCTACAGAAGATTTCCAAGATGCAGCCGACAGTATGACATTATTATGGCGTGTTCGTAACATGAATATCAATAATGTAGGGTCTGGATTTGGCTTTGGTCTTGGACCAGAAACTATTATCGGACAGAATCCTAAAAAGTTTGGACTAAGTGATCACAAGTATCAAAATCATTGGATTACACAGGACTTTAAGCTAGGCGGTACCCATGTTATGACCCGTGTCAAAGCATTTTCTATATTCTTAGATATGATTATTGACACAGTGGAAGTTCCTTTTAGTTATCCACGACGTCATAAGTTAGCAGTAGATCACTATAAGGTTGTGTTAGATAATCCTAGTACAGTGCGCGAAGTGGGATATGAAAAGTTTGACTACAACATTATCAAACCTGATATTAATCCATTTGCTGACACATTAGTAAATGAAATGTGGCCTTTCTTTAGAATGTTATGGCGTGCTAGAGGCGGATATTCTGCTAAGATTAAGTTTAATCCAGATATTGATCAAAATGAGTTCGGTGGACAGTTTGGTCCTGGTATGTATACCGCTACATTTAAGTTTGATATCACAGATGAAGGACGCTGGCAAGCAGACTTTGATTATGAGTTTAATCAAATTGAAAATCCCTATGATGATAGAGACGAGGACGATCCTCGGCGCGGGCCTTTCTATGCACAAGATTTTAGTCGTATGCAAAGTAATACTGCCAAACGAGCACGTAAACTAGCCAAGCCTGAAGAATGGGGTGATACTGGCAGAAGTGATAGAAGTTTTTCGCATATGCTTCATGAAGAAGCAACATTTAATAAACTTGATTTTTCCTTTACCTATAGATATATAGGCGAGGGAGATTGGGGCGATTATAGACAATATGAAGTAGCCATACCGGATAAATCAACTACTAAAGAAATTCCCTCTAGTCCTGAAGTTCCTGTATATGCTATAGTATTTGATAATATTAAAAAAAGAAGCAGTAAAGTATGAAAGAAAAGTTATTATTAATTGCAGGCTGTAGTCATGCATCCGGATCAGAAATGGACGGAACTCAAGACAGCGAATATAATAGAAAAAATTCTTTTGGTAATCTATTTGCGGAAAAGATTGGCCGTAAAGCACTTAATATTGCATCTCACGGATCTACCAACGCAACTATTACCCGTGTCATTATTGAATGGGTTAATACTTTTTACGATCCTGAAAAAATGGATTTGGAAATATTAGTTGCATGGACTGAGAGTTTTCGAATGGAGGTGCCTGTTGACAGACCTATTTGGTATGATAAATGGAATCCTTATAGCGATTATATATCAAAAGTTGATATGGATTTCCTCCGTGTTAACATGGGGTATAAAGGCGGCCACGAAGAAGAAAAAACTATTATTGCGGGATGCCAAGAATTTATAGCAAAGAATGTTGTTTACATGGAAATAGCAAGTGCTAACCTTGTACTACAACTACAATATTTTTTACAAACTAAAAATATCAGGTATTTGATGTGCAATACCATGGAGATGTTCAGCGAAAGCCCACATCTAAACTTTTATATAAATCAAATTGATAAAGATGTCTATATGGACATTATGAACAATAAAGAAAGTTTTTATTGGAAATATAAAAACGAAGGGTATAGAAATGCAGGTCCTGAGTTTTGGCATCACGGTGCTGAACCACATAAACTGTTTGCAGAAAAACTACGGGATTTTTATTATAAAGCCTATCCTTCTTCTGTTACAAACGAAGTTCCATCACCTATACAACTACCGGCTATTGTAGCTAATACACCAGCAGTGCCTACTCAGGAAAGAACGATAGATCCATACTCTTTGATCACTCCTCCTACAGAGATGCGAGGAAGTTCTAATCAACTACCCCCTGTAGTAGTTATTAATACAACTCCGGCCCCTACTCCGGTGCCTGCACCTGCCCCAGTACAGACTTTAGTTTCAGCACCAGTGCCTGTACCAGTACCTAATAGTCAAATAACCGTGGTCGAAAAAAAACCTAGATTACCGTTCTTTTACGATTATGTAATGCCTAATATTGTATTGCCTAACGCTCTGGCACCAGAAATGGGCATTGTAAACTATTTGCACACACTCTATTCAAATAGACTTAGTTCTGAAAGTTTTTACGAAGAACAGTTAGATTCTCCCAATAGTCCATTGAAACAAATGTTTGGTGATCAAATGGGAGATTGGCCTAATAGCCTACGTATGGGAGGATCTCACTTACGGCATTGGTCCTATAAAGAACTAGTAGATATCTATGAAAACTCTTTATACTTTGGAAATCAAACTCTACATGCAGATGGATATCACAAATATATCTATCCTATTAAAGTGACTTTGCACTTTGGTAAGTTTACAGGGACCGATCATGTAGGCAGTAAACTAAATGGCGAATACTTTTGGAAACATATGTCTGCACAGGCATTGGAAGATGTTCGTAAAAAGAACGCTATTATCTTTTTAGATTGGGCCAACGAGCCGTGTATTGAACGTTATGAGTTTGAGGACTTCCACAGAGGTCTACAACGTAGCGGTATTCCTAAAGAACAGATTGTTCTATCTATCAACAGTTTTAACGCAGAACAAGTATATAACTCTTGGTTCCCCGAACACGAACGATGCATGATAGTTAAAAACATGCCATTCCTGTTGGTTAATATATCTGCACACTTTAAAAACAAAACTGGTTCGGGGCTAACAGAACAACAGTTCTATGACAGTAGAAACTATCTAAGACGTAATCATTTTATGTTTCCTAATAGAAGAAGCAGAGATCATAGAGTGGCAATGATTTACCAAATGGCTAAAGAAAACTTGTTAGATCTAGGTGATTGGTCTATGTTAGATTATCGTGGTAGAGACTATGGCTATTATGTGTCTAAAAGCTACGGATTTGATTGCGATAACTCAGTGATAGATCGATTACATGAAGTTTTGCCACACCGTATGCAGGACGAACCCGATGCAGGATATCATAATACCAGTGGTTGGGGAGACAAGTACGGCAGTAAATCTAGTAAAAATGCTTACTTGTATATTGCTTCCGAAGGATACATACACGGTGAATATAAATCGTTTACTGAAAAAGTATTCAAGGCCATTGCCAACTTCCATCCCTTTATTTTCATTGCCTTCCCAGGTGCATTAGCAGAACTGCGTAATATTGGGTTTAGGACATTTGATCCTTGGATTGACGAAAGTTTTGATAATGTATTAGACAACGATCTTCGTATGCGAATGATGTTTGCTGAAATCAAACGAATTTGTTCTATGAGCAAAGAAGAAATACACAAATGGTATTGGCAGATGGAAGAAATATTAGTGCATAATCGTAATCACCTATTGGGCATTTATAAAGATGAAGCCCATAGTAAAGAATTGGTTAGATATCTTTCTGATAGGGTAGTAAAAGGATGAGTTATAAAGATAAAAAATGGGATGAGTTCAGCACATCCTATCTAAAAACATTTGGTAATGAAGTGCCTGTGTATACTCCCAGTGTATACAGAGAATACCGTGGCGAAATCTTTACAACATATCATAACACGGCACATCCTGTTAATGCATTAATGCCCAACGATGTCAATACACATGTTAGATTTTCAAAGTCATATCAGGGTGTGCTTCGTGGATTACATTATGATGATAAAACTTGGAAACTTGTACAGGCATTAGTAGGAGATATCTATCTAGTTGTACTCGATGCTAGACCCGATTCGGCTAACTATGGCAAATGGGAATCATATATTATCAGTGAACGAACACGCGATCAAGTATTAGTCCCTCCGGGGTTTGCCAATGGACACTATGCGTTAACTGACTGTGTCTTCCATTACAACTTGTTTTATCAAGGTGACTATGTTGATGAAAACAAACAAGGTGTTATTAACTGGAAGTCCTTTGACATTGATTGGCCAACCACAACTCCTATATTACAAAAAAGAGACAGATGAAAAACTTAAAACAATATCCCGTTGTCCGTAAACACGGATATACAGTAGAACAACTACAGGCGTTCGAGCAACGCATTGTGGAGCATTGGGAAGATGCCAAGATTCGTGGCCCGGTGCATTTGTCGGACGGCAACGAAAAACCCTTGATCGATATCTTTAAGCGCATTAAGGCCACTGACTGGGTGTTTTCTACTTGGCGCAGTCATTATCATGCATTGCTTAAAGGCATTGACCCTGTATGGCTAGAAGATGAAATCCTTGCTGGTAAGAGCATTACTATCTGCAATATCGATGAACACTTTTATTCTAGCGCCATTGTATCTTCTACTATTGCTATTGCTCTGGGTGTGGCAAAAAGTATCAAGGACTCTGGCAGCGACGAAAAGGTATGGTGTTTTATCGGCGATATGAGTTTTGAAACTGGTGCTTTTTACGAAGCACACAAGTATGCTAGAAACTTTGATTTACCATTGTATTTTGTTGTAGAAGACAACGGAGTATCAACCTATACACCTACTAAGGCAACTTGGAAAAAGCAACGCGATATTCCGGAAGATGTAGTCTACTACAAATATAAATCAAAATACCCGCACTATGGTTCAGGCAAGTGGATCGCCTTTTAAGTTAGTTTATTCTAACTGGTATACTATAGATAATATAAGATACCCATTAGCTAACGGATTACATCCTGCACTAGTTAACTGGATGCAGGATAAAATAATCAACGATCATTTACAGCACAGTGACGATTTTCTAAGAATAAAAGAAATCGATGACTGTTATTACTATAACAATCCTAAATCTGGATATTATTTTAGAAACTCTAACTTCTTTTATCATTTTAAAGAGTCATTTGGGTTAGATAATATAGTAAGTGAAGATCAAGTTACAGATGGCAGTTACTATTATCCCATTGAGTTAGAATGTAATACTGTACAGTTTGTTTTAAATGAAACAGATATAATGGTCGATGGTACCGAATACCGTCATTCTATCGGGAACTCATTAACTCCTAAAATATTAGAACTACTCCAAACAGGTCGTGTTAAACTATTATTGGTTAACATGATTGATCCTTCTATCGAACCATCTATTTTAGAAGATGTGGAGAAACTGCTATTGAACCTAGGAATAAAAGGTAGTAACATTGTATGCTTACAGGGTAATGTAAGATACGATATTAAAACTAGCATGACCCTATTAGGTAGCGATATTGCCTTATATCAAACAGCAAATCTTATGGATAAGTATCCGTTTGATACAGGACTAAACTATGTTAGTGATTATGTTAAACCCGGTGATATTAGTCGATACTCTATTAGATCTAAAAGATTTTTAAGTTTTAATAGAATGGGCCGCCCCCACCGCATAGGCCTATGTCAACTGGCTATAGAACATAAGTTGTTACGGGAAGGGTTTTTTAGTTTCCTATTTGATGTTAAACATGATACCGTTGATATGTTAAACAGGGTCATGGAAGGCACAGATGAAATGGTAGAAGATATTGCTAGTATCGTACCTTATCATTTAGATACTGATCATTTGCCTGACGAACAGCGATTTACATTCTTTCCTGTATACAGTAATAAAAAAGAGTTTTATCGATACAGTTATGTACACATCACAACTGAAACAGATTTTGATAAAGATGAAACTCCATTCTTCTCTGAAAAGACATGGAGACCTATATTGAACCTACAGCCATTTATTTACATGGGTAACTATGCCGCATTAAATAAACTACATCAACTGGGATTTAAAACTTTTCATCCATTCATCGACGAAAGTTACGATCTAGAAAAAGATCATAAAAAGAGATTTGCATTAATCAAACAAGAAATATTAAAGATTGCTCAACTACCTATTGGTCAGTTAAATGATTGGTACCATTCTATTACTGATGTACTTGTACACAATCAGAACCATCTACATACTTTTAAAAACTATAACCCCTTTCAAGAACTATTAAACTATGAGTCAAAGCAAATATAAGTTAGTTTACTCTAACTGGTTCACTACAACAGATAACAAACAAATGCCATTGGCTAATGGTACTCATCCTGTTATTTTAGAATATATAAAAAACTGGTTAACAACTAATACTGTTGAAGTTAATCTGGATGGTAATATGTATTTTAGATTTAATAACTATCATATAGGTCCTCAGGATGGAGATATATTTGTACACTCGAATGTTTTTTATTACTTTCATAAACACTACGGTATTGAAAACATAGTGTCTATAGATGATGTTGATGAAAACGATGATTGCATTTATCTTTATCCTATTGAACTTCATCACTGGAGTACAGATGCGATTTATGGCGATTTTAAGTTTACATTAGATGGCGAAACTCATAACTATCATTTTCCAGATACATTATCTCCTAAAACTCGGGAAGTTTTTGCCAAAGGTAAAATCAAAGTTTTAATTTCTTGTTTAACTGAACCTGCTGTTTGTGAATATACCACAAACTTTATGGAAATTGCTTTAGGACGATTGGGTGTACCCGGTGAGAATGTTTTGTTACTACAAGGTAATATTCGAAACGATTATCACTCTAGAAACTTTGGTAAAGCAAAACTAGGTACTTCACATGCATCGATGGAACAACAAGTTGCCATAGCACATCGCTATCCTATTCCAAGATCATCACTTAGTTATGAAAGCGATTATGTAAAAGTTTCTGATTTAGACTCTTCAGTCGTTCGTCCCAAACGATTCTTATCTTGGAATCGAAGCATGAATAGAGCTCATAGACTTGCACTAATGCATGAAGCTATTCGTAATAACTGGTTGGATGATAGTTTGTTTAGTTTCTTAACTACAGTGCATCGGGAACCTGAATCAGAAATGGCAAAGTTAATCGATGGTACAAAGGAAGAAATAGCTCAGGGAGTAAAAACTATCATCGATATGTTGCCCTATGAAATAGATACACAAGAGTTAACTCCGCAGGGCAAAGAAGGATTCCAAACCAATGAGAACAATAAAAAGGAATACTACCTAGACACCTACTTACACATTACATCTGAAACACAGTTTGATAATGGTGTTAAATGGAGTCCATTTTTATCTGAAAAAACATTTAGGCCTATCCTTAATCTACAACCATTTATCTATCTAGGCAATCACAATGGCCTAGATGAAATTCGACGATTGGGATTTAAAACATTTCATCCCTACATTGACGAAAGTTATGCCCTAGAAGCAGATCCTAAAACCCGCCTCAAAATGATTGTGGCAGAAATTAATAGATTTAAGGCAATGAGTATGGAAGAACTCCATAACTGGTATTACTCATTAACTGATATATTAATCTATAACCAACAACATTTTTTAAGTCTAAAGAACTATAACCCTTTAGAAGATTTCTTTTCAACATTATAATCATATGAAACTAACAAACAAACGAGTAGTAGTAACCGGAGCCGCAGGACTTGTTGGCCTTCCTACAATACGCAAGTGCCTAGAACAGGGTGCTGACATTGTCTATGCCATGGACATTAACATTACACCAGAGATACATAGCCTAGAAGCAGAGTTTGCCGGCCGTTGTATCGGCGTAAAGATTGATTTAACCTATATGGATCAAGTTGAGTCTTTCTTTAAAAAACGTCATGTAGATGTGGTGTTACACATTGCTGGAATCAAAGGCAGTCCTAGCCGAACTGCTAAAAGCCCTGCTGATTATGTGTTTCCCATGATGATGTTTAATACCAATGTGATTAAGGCAGCGTTTGATGCCAAGGTAGATTGGTTTGTATATCTGTCATCTGTGGGAGTATATGCTCCTGCTGATGTAATGGAAGAAGATACTGTGTGGAGTACTATGCCCAGTAAGAATGATTGGCACCCCGGCTGGACTAAACGCATGGGCGAGCTGGCTATTGATGCATTAAAAGTACAGCATGGCTGGACCAAATGGACAATCATTCGACCTAGTAATATCTACGGTGTAAATGACAAGTTCTCACAAGATGCCACAGTTATTGGATCCAATGTATGGAAACTGTTCAATGTAGAAGGCAGCGAAATGATATGTTGGGGTAACGGATCTGCACGTAGAGACTTTGTGTTCGGAGATGACGTTGCACAGGCTACTATTGATTGTGTAGTTAATGAAGTCAATGACGTTATTAACTTTGGTTGCGGAGAAGCAGTTACTATTAAGGATACTATTGAAACTATCGTTGATGTATATAAGGAACTAACTGGCAAAACCAAGAACATTATTTGGGATGAAACCAAGCCCAATGGCGATCTCCTTCGTTGTCTAGGTGCTGAAAAACAGCGTAAATATAATATACTACCAAAAACTTCGTTAAAAGATGGACTACGTAGTACTATTAAAAATTACGCAAAAAACTATAAAATATGATCGATGTTGAACAATACTTAAAGACAGGGTATTATGTAGGAAATTTGAATGAAATAATTCCCGATAATCAGATAGTAGATTCTTTGATTGATAAAACAATAAGTTTATCTATTGATAAAGAAAAAAATGGAATTTATTGGCATTGCATAAGTGGTCAAATAGGAAACACCTACGAACCTCGTCTTAAATTTAATGAAGTCGATTCTAGACGACAGGAAACAATAGAAAAGAATCTAGCATTGGATCAAAAATGGTGGCAGTTTGGCGGTAGTGAAGTCTATGCTGTGTGTATAACTTTTAGAAAATATATATCAGAATATATTCTTTCTATATACCCAGAGTTAGAAACAGCTGAAATGTTTCATAATGATATGTTGACTTTATACGAACCTGGGGATTTTTCTAAAAGGCATAGGGACGGAAACAATCCGGGCAGATTGTGCGTCTTTCTTATATATTTGAATGACACTTATAATGCAGAAGACGGTGGCCGACTTATTATAGATGACGGTGAACTACATGAGGAAATTTCACCAGTTCGCGGTACTTTTGTTATGTTAGATTTTAAACATCATAATATTCATCATTCAGTGGAAGAAGTAAAAAATTCATTTAATAGATATGCTTACGTAGATTTTGTTTCAAATAAAAATTTAATGGACATAGAAAAATAAATGGCAACTAAAAGTTTGACCACATTGGGTTACCATATAGGTAATATTGATGAGATAGGTCTAGATGTTAATATCTTAAAAGAGATAAGATCTAGCTCTTTGGATTCTTTTATTAAAGATCCTGATCAATGGTTATGTACATTTCAAGTTATCCCGCAAGCAGGCAGCTCTTGGAGTTTTCCATTAGATAAAGTTGAAGAACAAAAAAAACAAGCAAAGTCTCAGGGAAAATCTGTTTTTCAAAGTTGGTATTATACAAATAGTTATGAAAATCATAACCATATACGTTCTAAAATCTACGAATATTTAAAAAATATCTATCCCAATCATGTAACAACTTTAAAAAATATGAAGTTTGACGATAGTATTACATACTATACAAACGGCGATGGTATAATGAAACACGAAGATGGAAATAATCCCGGAAGAATTTGTGCAATACTGATATACTTAAACGATGTCTCAGAATATAATGATTCGTTTGGAGGACACCTAGTACTCCACGATCAGGATAATGACATATTAGTGCAACCAGTTTTAGGTAATTTTGTATTGTTAGATTTTACAAAAAACAATCCAAGCCATTCGGTAGTAACTGTTAAAAATGGATTTAAAAGAGTTTCTTATTTGTCATTTATCACTGTAAAAGATTGATTGACATTCTTGTTCTAACACATTAAACTATATAATATGAACCTTGTACCTACCAATCCTGTACTGGATGGATTAAATCTAAACGAGCATAATCGTACCTGTTTAACCAACGGCAAGTTTATAGACCATAAATGGTATCTTAAAGGTGGCGGTGATTTCCACCTTCCTTACTTTTTAGAAGCTATCGACAAATACGGCGCCAAGAAAAAATATAATAGATGTTTTGAATGGTGTTGCGGACATGGCAGAATAGGCTGGGAAATATTAACACAAGACATCAGTAACGAACTCACATTTTCTGATATATATGATCTTGCTGTGTATACTGGATTTCAAAATGCAAAAAAACTAAACTACGATCAAGTGTTTACAGGATATGTAACACCTACCATTTCGGGTATTCCGGACACTGAAATATGGGACCTAGTAGTCGGTAATCCCCCTAATGCGATTAACGACGGCGGATATGTAGTAGATCCCAATATGCCTAAGGAAATGTATGATCTAGGCAAAAGATTAATGATTGACACTGATTTTGTTGCTCATAAAGAGTTTTTTGCCAACATACGCCCTCATCTAACAGATGATGCAGATATTTTTATAACTGCACAGCTAAATCAAAAAGGTATATTAGAAGATATACTAACACAAGAAAACTTTAAACTGGTCAAAATAGTGGATATGTTCCCTACTGATCCAGGTTTAAAAGTAATGCTAATCAAATCAAACTAAAAAAGGACTATATGGAAAAGACTTCTAAAATTTTAATCACAGGTGGATCTGGCCTAGTCGGACAAAATCTAACCAACAAACTGGTAGCTGATGGCTATACCGATATTCGTGTACATTTACATACTCGTATGCCGCGTGATATGCACAATGGTGTTGAATATGTAAATGGTGACCTAACAGATTACCACACTTGCCTAGATGTTACCAAAGACTGTGATGTGGTTATTCATGCTGCCGCAAGTACCAGTAATGCTGTGGACACAGTTCAATCCCCACTTGCACACGTTACACCTAATGTGGCTATGAATAACTTCCTAATCGATAGTGCTTATCGTAACAAGGTTACTAAGTATATTTTTATCAGTAGCAACACAGTATATCCACCAAAAGGCGACGAACCGGTGGTTGAAACAGACTTCTTGTTTGATGCTCCATATCCTGTTTACTTCCCAGTGGGTTGGATGAAACGTTATGCAGAAGTTCAATGCGAACTTTACGCCAAGTATTTGCCCACACCAATGACCACAGTGGTTATTCGTCCTGCTAACTTGTACGGCCCTCACGACAAGTATGACTTTGCCAAGTGCCACGTTACACCAGCAACTATTCGTAAGGTTGCAGACAATATGAATCCTATCCCAGTATGGGGCGATGGTACAGAACTACGTGACTTGTTATATATTGATGACTTTGTTGAAGCAGTACAGTTAGTAATGGAAAAACAAGAGACTTATGATGTTTACAATGTAGGCTGTAACAATGTTTACTCTGTTAATGATGTTCTGTCTATTATGAAAAATCTTGTTAACAATACTAACCCTATTGAATATGTTACTGGCAAGCCCAGTATGATTCCCACACGCCGCATTGACTCTAACAAGATCAAAGCACAGTTAGGTTGGGAAGCTACAACTCCGTTGGAAGTTGGACTTAAGAAAGCCCACGATTGGTATCTTGCCAACAAGGATGAGTTCCAGTGAAAACTGTTTTGATCACAGGCGGGGCTGGATATCTAGGATCCACCTTAGCAGAACATCTATTGAATAAAGGCTATGCAGTAACAGTATTTGATAATCTGTTATATAAACAAGCATCTTTATTTCATTTGTTTAAGCACGAACATTTTAAGTTTGTACAAGGCGATGTACGTGATACCGAACTATTATTAGATCAAACTCAACAGCATCAAGTCATTATCCCCTTGGCTGCTATTGTAGGTATGCCTGCCTGTAAGGCTAATCCACAACTAGCCATTGATGTTAACTTTTTACATGTAGAAGCGATTGCCAAATACCTACATAAAGATCAAATGTTGATTATGCCCAATACAAATAGTCAATATGGATCATCGGATCAAATCATCACAGAAGAAAGCCCATTTAAACCTTTGAGTCTGTATGCTGAAACAAAGTGTAAGGCCGAGGATGCTGCGATTGCCGCAGGTGGTATTGCCATGCGCTTGGCAACAGTGTTTGGTGTAAGTCCCCGTATGCGCCAAGACTTGTTGGTAAACGATTTTGTTTACAAAAGTATGGTAGACGGGTATCTTGTGTTATTTGAAGCACATTTTAAACGTAACTATATTCATGTACAAGACATTGCTCGGGCTTTTGAGTTTATGATTGAAAACTATGAAAAGTCTAGCGGTCAAGCATACAATGTAGGGCTAAGTACTGCCAATCTAAGTAAACTAGAGTTAGCCGAAAAGATCAAAGAGTACATTCCCAAACTGGTTATCAAACAAGACGACTTTAAGGAAGACTTTGATAAACGTAACTATATTGTGTCTAATGACAAGATTGAAGCACTGGGATGGAAACCTCAATATGATTTGGATTACGGAATCAAACAGTTAATGGCCGCATATCCGATTGTAATAACTAACAATAACAGGAACTTTACAAACTTATGACTGAGAGAAGATACTTGCATACACTAGGCGACCTTATTGATAGATTGAGCATTGTTCAACTAAAAGAAGTTTTCATTACAGAACACAAGGCAGAATATTCGCAGGAGATTGCGGATATTGTACACGATATTCAGCTTATACTCAATGAAGCAGATGCTGAGATCACAGCAGAAACTATTCGTGCTATTGTGGTAGTGAGTCAAATGAATTTACATATTTGGCACAATGAATCTGCTTACCGTCGCGGACTTAAAGAAGGTAATCTAGCACTTACACACGGATTAAATGGTATTCGTAATACTGCTAAAAACAAAATACAAGAAGTAGTAGGTGGCAGATTGGATTATAAAGTGGATTGTCTTGCCGCTGACTTTAAAGATTGGGAAATCAGTTGGGGCGAATCCAGCGAACCTAAGAAAAAGAAAAAATGAAATATCGTGGAAACCCTGAATCTAAAAAGGGCATGTTGTTTATAGGTGATTCTTTTACCTGGGGTCAAGGACTTTGGTGGTATAGTTTTTCTCCTGTGTTAGAAACTTATAAAGAACAAGAACAGGGATATTCCCCTTGGCTTTATACTACTGCTAATCTAAAGTTTAAAAACAGGCATAGATTTCCTAGACTAGTTGCTGATCATTTTGATTCTTTTGAAATAGTTCATCCCAGTAACGGTGGTGCAAATGACTTGATGGTTGAGTATTGGACAGAAAGCCTTAACGATGATAATAATCATGGATCCTTTATAAGGAATACTTTATACGATCATCTAGCTCCGGATATTGCAGGTAAGACAGATGTTCAAATTGCTCAAGATTATCCCACTTGGTTTGATCAACTAACAAAAACCAAACACCAAGAGATTTCGCATGTAGTTTTTCAACTGACCTATTGGCCGAGAAGTCGTATTACAAACTTTGATTTTATCTATAGAGTAGGTCGTCCGTTGAGACTATTTGATGTTTGGAATCCTAGTCAACACTATAAAGATTTATTTTCTGAATGGTTGTTGAATAAAAATATGGATCTTTTTCAGTTCCACAATGAATTTATTGCCAACGATTTTAACAATGTTAAAACCTTTTTACAAGGTTTAGAAGAAAAAGGAATAAAGACCTACATCATGACATGGTCTCCCCACTATGTACCGTTAATCAAACAAGATGAACTTTTGGCAGATAAACTTATAACATTTGAATATAACAATTCTACCTACGAATGTATCGAAGATATGTTTCAAAAAAACCCTGGGTTAGAGATATTAGGTGATTATGAACATTTTGAAACTCCACCAGTGGATAGTCATCCGAGTCTACATTGCCATCGTTTATTTGCAGACAGCATTATTAAAAAAATAGAAAAGGATAAAAATGGCTAATATAGTTATAATAGGGGATACATGGGGAACCGTTCCTTGTCATCTTTGGCCACGAGGAGATACCTCTATTGCAGAGTGGTTTGAATATCAGTTTCTCAAGAAAGGACATCCTACATTTAATAAATCTTGGGGAGGTAATAGTAATAACTATCAGTTTCAACAACTAGAAACATTGTTATATGCCACTAAAGATACCACAATGTATCCAGATATCGTTATTTGGTTTCATACTGAGTTGATTAGAGATTTTACCCCTCCAGAAGTAGAAAAGTTTTCTACATTAGGATATGATGCAGTAATAGATCTTACTGCCGAAAGAATGTATCAATGGGCCACTGATATTAAAAATAATCATCCTACTGTCAAATGGGCTATAATGGGCGGCCATGCCCCCCTACACAAATCTAAAAAGCATATGTTAGATTGGGCAGATTATACAGTAGATAATCTGCGTTCTAAAATAACTGGAAAAGATGTGCCCGCTAGTCAAGCATTTGAATTTTTAGAAAGAGGTAAAGGTTCTTTGTGGGATTGGCCCGATATATCCGAGGATATCATACAACGAGAGTTGTCTATTAAAGAAGAAATTATTGCAGCAACACAGGATACTTCGTTATTTCATAATCAAAAACATCCTGGGTTAGAATCAGCTAGGGCGCTGGCTATTGAAATAATGCAACATTTTAATATATGATGAAATATAAACCAGATGCAACTCCTATAAAGGGCATGGTATTTGCAGGATGTTCCTTTACATGGGGACAAAATCTACATTATTATACTAACTCTAAAACTGTTATAGAAGACAAGCCTTATAATTTTAACCCTATTTTTATAACCAGGGCACATGTTGCTTTTAAAGATGCTGTACGATATCCTAGACTTGTTGCCAATCATTTTAATACCTATGAAATAGTACACGCCAAAAATGGTGGCAGTAATAAAAAAATGTATGAGTATTGGTCTGAATGTTTTAGTAGACAAAACTCTGTTTTACTTAATCCAGGAAAACCGACAAAATATGTTCATGCCTATGCCTATGATTATTTTAAAGACTCCGGAAAAGAAACTTTTGAATCACATCCAAAATGGTTTGATAAGATAGAATATATTGATACTAATGATATATCACACTTTATTCTTCAACTAACTCCTTATAACCGAGATACGGTACAGTTGAAGGTAGGCAATATACAGAAAGAAATTACTCTTAGTTTACTATGGAATCCAGATGGACCTTTTAGAGATTTATATTTGGATTGGTTAAATTTGAACAATAAAACCGTGGGTCAACACAATGAAGAAGTATTGCTAAACAGTTTAGCATCGGTAAAAACTTTATTACAACAACTAGAAGATAAAAATATTAAAACTTATATTCTAACTTGGCCTAATGATTTTTTAGAATATATTAAAAAGGATAGTTGGTTTTCTGAAAGATTTATTACTTTCGACTACGAAGGTAAGAACTATCTATCTATGGATGATTTAATGACTGTACCCGGGTTTAAATTGTCCACTGATACTGATAATTTCGAAGTCCCAACTTTGGATGACCATCCTAGTTTAAAGTGTCATCGAGTTGTGGCTGACAACATTATTAAAAGAATAGAACAAGATAATGCAAAGTAAAGAAAACTGTAGAATTACCAAAGGCATGATATTTGCTGGATGTTCCTTTACGTGGGGACAGGGTCTATATTATTATAGTAACCTGCCCACTATAGGAGAACCTCCTCCGGATCAATACGATCCTAAACTAGTTAAACATGCACACATCAAGTTTATGGAAAGCGTTCGCTATCCTAGAATAGTTGCTGACCATTTTAATAGTTTTGAGTTTGTTCATCCTCAAAATGGTGGATCTAATGAAGGTGCTGTTACATGGTGGACCAAGTGTTTTACTGATAGATCTGAAGGTGCTTGGTATAGTGGACATAGTATTCCATTTATTGAATACGAAGAAGTGTCCCATGTTGTATTTCAACTAACTCAATGGCAGCGGGATCATGTTGTATTTGAACACAGCGGAAAAACGCATTACTTACCTTTTCACGAAATTAATAAAGACGAACATAAACAGCATTTCCTAAAGTATTTAGAAGATCAAGGTTTGTCATTAGATCAGTTTTTAGCACAATACATTCAAAAGGGTCTTGACAATGTCAAACAGTTCCTGCAAACTTGTGAAAGTAAAGGAATAAAGACCCTAATCTTTACTTGGCCTGAAGAGTATATTCCCTTGATTGAGCAGGATCTTTGGTTATCTCAAAGATTTGTTACATTTAACTACAATGGTAAAAACTATAAAAGCATTACAGATTTAATGTGGCCTGGTGCCATGCACAGTAAAGGTTATAATCCAGAACTCACAGTTAAATGGGATGAGTTTTCGTTTGAAGTAACTCCTAAAGATCATCATCCAAGTTTAACTTGCCACAGAGTTATGGCTCAAAACATTATTAGACGAATAGAAAATGACAACAACAACGCAACCGTATAAAGATGCTTTAACACAGGCAATGACCTATTTGGGAGAGCAAAACAACACAGTGTTTATAGGACAACAGATTGTTTATGCTGGTAATCCTATGAGTACTACATTGGGTAATGTGTCCAAAGATAAAATGATTGAGCTACCCGTCATGGAAGAAACACAAATGGGCATGAGTTTAGGTATTGCTATGACTGGTAAGACCGTGGTTACATTCTATCCTCGTTGGGACTTTATTATATTGGCTGCTAATCAACTGATTAACCATGTAGACAAGTATGAACTAATGACTGGTCAACAGGCCAACATGATCATTAGATTGGGCAAAGGTTCAGACAAGCCATTAGATCCTGGTCATCAGCATAAAGGCAACTATTTAAAAGAGTTCAAATCTATGTGCCCAAACATTAAGTTTTATGATTTAAAAGATCATGCCAAGATTGTAGATACCTATAAGAAAGCCTATAAACAGGGCGGTGTGCATGTATTAATCGAATACCCGGAACTATACTACGTATAATGGAAATTAATCCAGACGCATTTAGCAGTGGACAAATAGGCAGTAAGATTTGGTTGTGTGAAGAACTAGAAAAAATTTACACACAAATAGATTACTTAGGTATCTACGGCGGTTGGTATGGTATAACACATTTCCTACTCAAAGTTCGTGGCAACATACAAATAGATCGCTGTGTTAGTTTAGATATGGATCCAACGTGCCAACCTGTGGCAGATATGATAAATGAAAACTGGGTATGGCAGGATTGGCAGTTTAAAGCCTTTACAGAAGATTGTAATAAATCAATAACATCTTTGCGTAATATGGATATGATCATAAACACCAGTACAGAACATTTTGATAACATGGATTGGTGGAATAACATTCCCAAAGGAACCGCAGTTGTTCTACAAGGTAACAATATGCCTCATGAAGACCATCATGTTCATTCGAGTTGTCTTGAAGATTTTGTAAAAATGTACCCAGTTCGACAGCTGATGTATAGTGGTGAAAAAGCGTTTGTATATCCGAATTGGAGTTTTACACGCTTTATGATTATAGGTGAAAAATGACAAAAACAAATCGCCCGTGGGGCTACTATCAAGTATTACACGAAGTACCGGGTATGAAAGTTAAAGAATTAACTGTTATGCCGGGACAACAGTTGAGTATGCAACGACACGAACATCGTAATGAATACTGGATTGTCAGTGAAGGCACTGCTACTATAGATTGGAATCCTGGTAGAACAACCCTTAAAGAACAACAAAGCAAAACTATACTTGTGGGCGAATGGCATCAGTTGATCAACAACACTGATAACCCCTTAAAGATTGTTGAAATACAATACGGAACTCGTTGCGAAGAGTCCGATATCGAGCGTAAACCTTAAAAACACTTGACTTTAGGCACTTTTTGCTATAAACTTACGAGTTGAAGATAACTATTCTTACCGCGCTATTAAACAAAAGGAGGTCTTATGACTACGATTGCGAACAAGCGAGGAGTGGAAGGGGTTGAGATACCCAATTCAATTCTCAAATTTATATCTTTTGTGCTAATGGGATTATTCCTATGGGGCACAGTACATTTGCTACATTGGGCAGTAGACACTAAACTATCCCACAGCGATGCACAAGAAACCAGCGATATTACAGCAGAGTTTAGAGAACGCCAAATGGGATGTTTGGCTAAGAACATTTACTTTGAAGCTGGTAGCGAACCATTTGAAGGCAAAGCCGCAGTGGCCATTGTTACTATGAATCGTGTTAACTCGGGCAAGTTTCCCGGGGATGTATGTAAAACCATTTACCAAAAGAATGTGTTCTATGATAAGGTCGTATGCCAGTTTTCGTGGGCCTGCGATAGAGTCGTTAAGTTCAATGCCGTTAACAAAGTTAACTATGAACAAAGCGTTATTGCCGCACAAAAAGTTCTAATGGAAAACTATCGATTACCTAGCCTAGAACGGGCACTTTATTATCATGCAGACTATATTGACCCACATTGGGGCAAGAAGCCTGTAGCACACATCGGTCATCACATTTTTTATAACTAAGGAAATATATGTTTTCAAAAATCATTAACTTGTTCGTCAAAGGTTACACAGCCATTTACAACTTTATCAAAAATCATGCTGTAAACATCAGTGCTCATGCGCTAGGTTGGATTGCTATTGTTATGCTACACTTTGCCAGTGTTCCTACGCTTTGGGCAGTGATTGTGGGCAATAGCGATAAACTACCTAATATTGACTTGATGGTGTTTATCTGGGCCGCTCTAACTACCTTGTTTGTTAAATCCCTCCTGGAAAAAGATATCTTGTATATTGCTACGATCACTATTGGTTTTGTTGCACAGACTTTGATGATGGGTATCATTCTTTTTAAATAAATAAAAGTATGAAAATATTAGACTTACTTGCTGAAAAGAAAATAGCCGCTCCTACACAGGCTCAGTGTGATGTGCGTGGCGCTCGTTTGTCTAATGTTCGTTATAGCCAATGTGTTGCCCGTGGTATGCGTCCGCATGATACAGATAATACAGACGGAACGGGTACACAAGGTGTTAAAGGTAGCGGTAAAACGCTTAAAGGTCGCAAAGTTAAAAGTGTTAAGTTTGGCGGCAACCAAAAATACTATCCCGGTTCTAGAGACTAATGGCAGATTTTAGTAACGGACTAAATGTTTAATTTCAAAGGAAATATTGTATGAGTTATTCAGCACAGGTGGTTGATCACTATGAAAATCCTCGTAATGTTGGCAGTTTTGCCAAAGACGAGGAAGGTGTTGGAGTTGGACTCGTGGGGGCACCTAGTTGCGGAGATGTTTTACAGTTAAGTATAAAAGTTGAAGATGGGATTATTACAGATGCGAGATTTAAAACATATGGATGCGGATCCGCTATTGCTAGTTCATCCCTGGTTACAGAGTGGGTTAAAGGGAAAACACTTGATCAAGCGGGAAGTATTAAAAACAGCGACATTGCCGAAGAGTTGGCACTTCCACCCGTTAAAATACATTGCTCAATTTTGGCAGAAGATGCTGTCAAAGCCGCGATAAATGATTACCTTAACAGAAACAGCTTCTAATAAAATCAAACAACAAATTGCTCGAAGAGGGCAAGGAGTTGGTGTTAGGGTAGGTGTAAAAACCACAGGTTGCAGTGGCTTGGCCTATGTGCTAGAATATATGGATAGTGCTCCTGCAACTCGTGATTGGTTCAAATACGAACACAACGGAGCCACTGTTTGGGTAAATGGACGTGATTCTGTTTATTTAGATGGGCTAGAAATAGATTATGTCCGCCAAGGACTTAATGAAGGATTTGAATTCCATAATCCAAACTCTCGTGGTGAATGTGGTTGTGGCGAAAGTTTTAGGGTATAAATATCATCATGGATCAACTAACTATTACAGATGCTGCCAAATCAAAAATATCGGATATTCTTTTAGAAGAAGATAATCCCAATGTTGCCTTACGCACTTTTGTACAAGGCGGAGGGTGCAGTGGTTTCCAATATGGATTTACCATTGATGAAGAACAAAACGAAGACGATTTCGTACTAGAAGCTGGTAAGTTTCGAGTATTAGTTGATAGTATGAGCATGATGTATCTTAATGGTGCTGTCATTGATTACAAAGAAGATCTAATGGGTAGCAGTTTTAACATAAAAAACCCCAATGCTGTTAGCCAATGTGGATGCGGTAGCTCATTTAGTGTTTGACAAATGACTAAAATTCCTGTATAATATAGTTTTTAACACACAGGAATGCCATGAGTCATTGTGATAGCGTTATTCGTAGCCTTGAAGAACACGCAAGTCGTTTAAACAAAGAAGCAATTATTGAAGCTGAGGCCGAAGCAGACAATCAAGAGCTGTTTGAAGGTTTCCGTTTGGCCCTTGACCCTATGATTACTTTTGGTGTCAAGAAAGTGCCCACACACGGTGGCGGAGAAGGACAGGGTTTACCTTGGGTAGTCTTTAAAGAACTAGCCCGTAGTTTGGCTGCTCGTGAACTTACCGGACATGCCGCTCGTGATGCCATTGAACTGGCGCTGTCAGCAAGCACCAAGGCACAATGGAATGATTGGTATCGCCGTATCCTTATCAAAGACCTTCGTTGCGGTGTCAGTGAAAAGACTGTAAACA